TCTCCCTGGGTGTCCGACTTGATGAGGTGATCTATATCAATGTCCTCAAACTTGCCGCTCGTTATCCTGGTGAGAAGTTTAGTGAATACTACTCTGAAAACCGTAAGCAAGGTGATCTCTGATGCGATGGACACAAGAAGCCCTCACTCAAGCAGTTGCTGACCTTGGGTGGGACGTAGTAAGGGATGATCTCCACATTGAGATCGGTGGCACTTCTGTCTATGGTATTGAAGGTGATGGTAGCAAGTGGGCACCTACTAAGGGCACCCGCAAGTATAACAAGGATGCCTTCATCGTGATCAAGAATCGATCACGCGACCCATTTGTCCCTTCGCAAGCACCCTGATTATGTCAAATATGTTTTATATGGATACCAAGTTTCAATCACATCCAGATAATCCTTCTGAATGGGGTGATTTTAGTCAAGACCAGTGGTCTTGGTTTGTGGAAGAGTATGCCCGCATGATGGTTGACAATATGTCAGAATCTTATGCCCGCAACACGCTTGTTCGCCACCTCATAACAGATATCGATCAACAGAAAGAGACTCAATCGGAGTTGTTTGCAGAGATCATTCGAGTCTTTGGAAAGGGACGTTTGGAACAAGTGCTGAATCAAATGCCCACCACTCGTCGGGAACTGGATGAGTGGTATCCTGAAGTTTCCATGGAACTTATGGAAAGTGGTAATCTCTGGGAGCATTACCGCAAGAGTCGATTCACCCCTGAATAATAAATAAGAGGGTAGCACCCTCTTTTTTTATGGCAGGAAGAAAACTAGAAGAAGTATGGGACAGATACGTTTCTGTTTTTCGAGCTGGTGTGGAGACTGAGGTCAAGATAAACACCCCTCTGTGGGCTGACAATAGAGGGAGTAGAAAGATAAAAACTATTCCTAAAAATTCAGTTATCCACATCAAACCCGTAGAAGCACCCATTCCAGTGACATTCCTGGAAGTTGTTTGGTGTGAGACATCTTGTGGAGATCCGCATGAAGGATGGGTGCGTGTCACAGCACTGAAGAAACCACAGACTCGTGCTGGTGGACAGACATTCGATATGAAACCTCAGAAATTTCTTGGGTTTCCATTGGATAGATGGATACCATACCCTGCATATCTGGAAGCTCTTAAGACAGCAATCGAAGTTAGGGTTGAGTTGCCAACGGTGGTCAAGACTTTCTTAGTTGAGTTGGTTGAGTATTGCGATTCACATTCTGCTGGTGATAGGGCGGACTTGGTAACTGCATACAGAAACCTCACCGACTCTGCTTATGACGCAGTGATTAAGGATATTCAGAAAGATTTTAGTGAGATGATGGCACCTATTTGTGTGCTTGAGCGTGGTGCGAGTCAGTTGCAACGACTTGGATTCACTGATCTAAACAAGGATAATGCTAGTGTCTTCATTCCCCAGGCAGGTAATGAGCCACTGATTGACTTCAAGCTGAAAGATGGTGCTAATAGAGAGTATCCTTTCTCGGTTAAGGTGCTGTCCAATACAACCAACGTGATCAAACCTCAAGACCTCGTTAACTTTATGGACGCCAATGTGAGGGATCCCTTCATGGTGGAATACGAAAAGAAAATTGAAGCCAAGGTTTTGAGGACACTGGGCAATAAACCTGATAGTGTGGCAGAGTCCACCTACAAGGCAATTCGACTACTGGCACAGCAGTCCAACCTCACCAGCAGGTTTCCTGATAATATACTTCAAGCGATACCAGCAGACCCATCACCCACCACTATGACAGAGGCACACATGGAGCAATACTCTTCTGTGTGGTCAGACATGGCAGCGACCTACTACCCACAATTCAACCAGCAGAGTCAGTTTACTGATGCTCGCCTGGGTGGGTCAGGAAAGAGAAACGCAAAATACAATCAGGTCTCGCTGATTATGCAACTCGCCATCCAGAAGTTTTCCGACGATGGGATCCTTCAATACAGGGAGATCGTAGTAGATTACCTTATGAATAAGGTTACCTACTACAAATTCAAACTGGGTGGAAATGGTATGCCAGAATTCAGGATGGAGAATAAGGCATACAATCAACTTAGAAGCACAGACAGATTCAAACTGAGAGCAAAGTCTTACAAATCATCACCAGTAAACGATCGAGTAGGAATCCAACCGTAATGGCAAAGAATACACACCTTGAGCACCTTGAAGATGACATCATCAACAATGGATCTGCTGGTGCTACGAATGCAATTCGATTTCTGAAGTCACTTCGTGACATGCTGACCACGGGTAAGGGTGGTAGTAACGTTAAGGTGACGACGAAATGGGATGGTGCTCCTGCTATTATCTGCGGCACCGACCCTGAGTTGGATCTATTCTTTGTAGGCACTAAGTCAGTGTTTGCTAAGAATGACCCTAAGGTTTGCTATAGCAATGCTGACATCGACACCTTCTATGGTAACCATCCCATCCGAGACAAACTGAAGATGTGTTTGAAGATGCTTAGCACTCTTCCTATTGATGGTGTGTTGCAGGGTGACTTGCTATTCACAGAGACACCTCCCCTGACCACGATGGGTGGCAAGCGATGCTACAAATTCAAACCTAACACCATCACATACTGTGTAGAGGCAGCAACTAAGATGGGTGAGCGTGTTGGTAGTGCTGACCTGGGAATTGTTTTCCACACCTACTACCGAGGTAGCAGCATTGAGAGTATGTCTGCTGGGTTTGGTGTTGACGTGAGCAAACTGCAGGGCAATAAGAAGATCGCAGTCTTCTCTTCCACCTTCCAGAATGTCAACGGCAAAGCAAACCTGACATCTACTGAGTTGAATAAGATCAACAACACAATCAACACAGCAGAGAGCAACCTCAACAGGGGTAAAGCATTCCTGGATAAGGTTTCTAACGAGAAGGGCACTGTCTCTACCCCTGCACTATTCAAGATCTACTTCAACCAAGTTGTTAAGTCGGGTAAACTCCCCAGTAGCAGCAGAGCGATGGGTCAGGACTTCACAAACTTTGTAACCCAGCGATATAACGCTGAGATTGCTAAGAAGAAAACTCCTAAAGCACAGAAAGACTGGACTGATAAGAAGGATGAATGCATCAAATACCTAAATACTAATGCAACTGTAATGTATTCCGCACTCAGCGGATTTATGAATTTGATTCAGGCAAAGATTCAGATCATAAATAAGTTGAATAAAATTGAGGGTGTCGGGACATTCTTGGAAGACGAGAATGGATACAAGGTTACGAGTCCAGAAGGATTTGTGGCTATTCAAGACGGTGCAGCACTCAAACTTGTTGATAGACTAGAGTTTTCACGAGCAAACTTCACAGTAGCGAAAGACTGGGGCAAATGAGATTTATTGAATTCATCAGGGAAGCAGCACAATCTGCAACCAAAAAACCATCCACTTCTTCCAAGGGAAAGAGTGGTGCTAAAAGCAATCAACCTGTAGATCCTCATATCGCTATTACATTTGGTAGGTTTAATCCTCCCCATGCTGGTCATGGCAAGTTACTGGACGCTGTTAAAGCTCATGCTGGCGACTCAGGTAACTACAGAATCTATCCCAGCAGAAGCCAAGACCACAAAAAGAATCCCCTGACTGCTGATCAGAAGGTGGGGCACATGAGGAAACTCTTCCCCCAGCATGACAAAGCAATTCAAAACTCTGAGGCACACCGTAATATCTTTGATGTGCTTCGTGACCTTCATGACGAAGGACATCAACATGTCACAATGGTTGTGGGTGATGATAGAGTGAAAGAGTTTGAGAAACTCACTCAAAAATATAATGGTGTCCACTATGACTTCAAGTCGATTAACATTAAGTCTGCAGGTGCTCGCGCTGATGATAGCGATGACCCTATTGAGAATCTCTCTGCCAGTAAAATGCGAGCCCACGCACAAGCAGGGGACCACGACTCCTTCCACGCAGGAATGCCCAAAGGGATGAGCAGGAAGCACAGTGCTGCACTGATGCAGGACGTGTTAACAGGCATGACTCCTCCCCCAAAACCCGACAAGAAGGGTAAGAAGAAGGAGTCTGTCCATGAATCTGTCTGGGAGTATGCTCCTAAACTAGACTTTGCTGCCTTCCGTGATCACTACATGCTTGACCACATCTTTAAGGTTGGTGCTATAGTAGAGCATGACAACACAGGTCTTCGTGGTCCTGTTGTTTATCGTGGTCCTAACTACATTATCTTTAAGGAAGAGCAGTATGGTGATGAGTTTCGTGCATGGTTGAAGGATGTAACAGAAACCAACGACCAGTCCAATCATTCTGCCGATGATGGTAGTGGTAATGAGTGGAAAGTTGGCACTGATAAATATAGAATTGCGGTGCAAGATATGACTCCTGGTCAATCGACCAAGAAGTTTTCTGAGTTCCGTAAGAATCAAAAATCCATCAAGTAATAAATAGTTAAACTATCCCAGTAGTAACGATGACGTTAGAAATTAAGGTTGCCGCCTCGCTCATGAAGTATAACTTCTATGAGCAAAGTAGAATCCTAGATGCTATAGAACATGGTCTGGAGGATCAACTGCCCAGCAAGCACCTGAGAGAAGGCGCTGCTAAGGTAATTGAAGTCTTCGACAATCATGATCCCATCGTTGAGGGGTATGCAGGTTTCCCTGTTGAGCGAGATATGATTGCCCAGAAGAAGGCAGCTGCTCGTGACGACAGAAATATCGGCAGAGTAGTTAAGACTGGTAGTGGCACCTTCCTGATTACTGGGAGAAAGGCAGATGGTCGCTACCAGATCGTTTCTAAGGATGGCGCTAAGAGTGCCAAGGCACCTGAGGACATCGGTCTCAACCTCCAACGTGAGGATGTGGTTGGCATCGACATCGAAGATCTCCATCAGATGATGATTGAGAAGAAGATGGATGGTGTTGATGACAACGGTTTCACAAAATGCTGGAAGGGTTATGTGAAGCGTGGCACCAAGATGAAGGGTGGCAAAGAAGTCAACAACTGTGTCAAGGAAGACTCCATTGAGGAAGTCTACAAGGGCAAGCATGGTCAGTCTGACAAAGAGTATGCTGACTCCCGCTCCCAGGGTGGTAAGATGGTGTCTGGTGACTCCAAGCAATCGGGTGCTGAATACACCCATGGTCGCAGAGTCAAG